TTCTTTCTCCAACGTTCAATAATGTCTCCACTAACTCCACATAATTTTCCAATTTGCTCTTTATTTCCAATTTCTTTTAATTTTGTTTCTAACCATTTTTTATCTTTATATAGTTGCATATGAAAACCTCCAATAAATTATTTATTATCTATAAATAATATTACGGAGTATTGGTATATTATTTTACACCCATACATCTCCAAGGATTAGGAGGTGCTGGATTATATTTAGTATAATTAATAAAATTAGGACGTTCTCCAAATTCTTTTTCGGCACGTCTTAGGATTTCATCTGTTGGTGGTAAATAACAATAATTAAATTTATTTCTTGCATCATCAATCATTGTTTTATTAAAAACACCAGAATCTTCTGTGCCGAATTCTGCTAAGATTTCATGTTCATAAGCAGAAGCCGTCATAGTAGATTTAAAAGAATCATCCATTTCTTGAGTAAAACCAGGATTATCATGGCTAGGGTGGTAGTGCTCCACATAATTCATGTCTCGATTAACACACATATTATAGAATGTACCGCGTTTACCAGTTGGTGTAGATGAAGCTGTAATACCAATATCATCACGTTCGGCAGCAATCATAGCAATGGTATCATAGTCTCCATCGGCCATATAATCGAGTTCGTCAAGAAATATCCAGTCGGCTTTCTGACCCCTCATACTGGCTGCGTTTGACCCCGAAGATGCACCTGTCGTAAAACCTAAAATAGCAGAACCATTTTTAAATTCAATCATATATGGGCTATTAATTAATCGTTTTACTTCATTATCTAATAAAGGACTATTAGCTAAAATTTCTTTTAATCGCATCCAGAATGCATTAATTTGATGTTCGTAAGGAGCGGCAAATAAAACACGAAACGCTGGTTTAGTTAATGCTTTATATAACGCACTTACAATCATCGTTTCTGTTTTACCAGTATTATGTGTAATGAATTGATTTGCTACGAAATTATGATATTCATCTACTTCGATATCGTAAGTCATTTCTGCTGGCAAATTTTTCATATTCACGATGCGCCCCCACATAATTGTATCGCACGTTAATATTTCGTCGTATTCATGAATACCGAAATGGTGCAATACAGTTAATGCAGAATCTAACGATTTATTATAAGACACTTCGAGTCCTAATTCTTTTAATATTTTTTTCTTTTTCGTTTTCGTTAAGCTATCAAGTAACTTAATAATATTTCTAGGTACGAATGGATTATCATCATAATAGTCTACAGAGTTTTTATAAAATGTATAATCTTTTTCTGAGAATTTATCTTTAATATGTTGTAATCCAAATGTCTCTATTGTTTTAATCACGAAGATATTTTTATCTATCGTAAAATCACTGAAGTTATTTTCTAAATGAGCATCACCGAAGATACCGAATTGTGTTAATATATTTCTGATACCCGCGATTAAATAACTTCTATTATTCTGGAATGTAAAATTTAAAAACCGAGTATTATATTCCACGATTCTTTTTTTCTTTACGGTAGTATGTGTTTTAAATAATTCATTAAAGAAAATAATTAAATCTTCTTTTCGCAACGAAGCGATATCATTAAAATTACCATACCAACCATACCAATGACATAATTTTAGTATCTCTTCATTTTTAACTTCGAAGAAACATTCATCTTCTGTACTTAATAAACGCCCGCCCATATTTTTAACAGCTTTACTGACTACTTTATACGTAGGCGAATCTTTTAATAATAAAAAGCCATGGCGTTTATTTTTATAAATATAACTATTATAAATATTAGCTATTAAACGAATTTTATTTTCTTCCATGGTATTGTCACCGAAGAAATTAATTTGACTCGCAATAGCAATATGGTCATCGTAAGTTAAGTCTTCTGTATTTTTCCAACCTGTAGCTGTTAAAAATGGATGATTATCGGTTACGATAATTTGTGTGCCGAGATGTGTTTTTATATATTTTAATGGTTTAACACCATTTTCCCATATTCTAGCTTTTTGTTTATGTTGCTTATACGTTTCCATATCATAAGCAATGACACTAAAATCATCAGGAGTTTTTTCAAATATATCTTTGGCTTGTCTATATCTTCCTTGTTGACTATCAAAAATCATAGTTCTGCCAGCGACACAACGACGTCCACATCTAAATACTAGACGTGTATGTGTATCTCTTAACATCTCTGCTTGATAGTCACGAGCAATCCATGGCACTACCTTTTTTGTTTTAGGGTCATTCGTTCTAATGAAAGCCTTAGCCCATAATACAGGGTCGCCCATGATTTCTTTCATTTTGGCTTTTTCTATTTCATTTAATTTAAATGCCAAAAGAGAAATCCTCCTTTATGTAAATTTAAAAAATAATATACTTATTATAGTATAGCACAAAAGAGCCTAGTTTTCTACTAAGCTCTTTTATCATTATCGTTTCATATATTTGGCTTCATTACCCATGACTGCCATTTTATTATTATATTGTGTTCGTTTCATGACATTCATGGCTGCTTGACGCATAGTATAAGCACCTTCTGTTTCATTAAACATAGCATTCTGGAATGGAGTACCATTGCCTCTGTACATCATAGTATATTGATGTTCACGTAATGCTTGATAGCCTTTAATCGCATATTCAGGAGCATTCATAACTGCTTGTGCTCCTAAATACGTACCCATACCGAATAAGCCTAATCCAAATTCAGCAGCGCCTTTCACGAAAGACGAACCAGTACTATTACCTTCTTGTTTACTATCATTATATGTACTATAGCCAGCTAAGCCACCCATAGCTACATTCATTTTGCTAACGTCAGGTTTAAAACTAGGTCTAAGTGCTTTACCACCAGTTTTTAATAATGATACGGCTTTACCTAAAATCATTTACCGATTTTACCTAACATACCTAATGCACCAGCTACGCCTAAACCAGTACCAGCTGCTGTACCGATACCTGCTGAACCTTGACTATCACCAACACGATTACCAGCAATACCAGCACCAGCTACAGTACTTGCTACAGCTGCACTCGTAATACTTGCTTGTAGTCTATCGCCACGTTTCCATGCATCAGCAATTGTTTTGAAACCATTAATCGGTTTATTAAACATACCCATAATCTTAATCCTTTCTGTATAAATTATATAAAGATTTTATACTAGAACCAGCATTTACGCTTTTATATCGTATTTCTGTATTATCTAGCCATTCATTAATCAATTTTAATATATACGTAATCATATATTAACCAAATCGATTCTGATGTAATGCAAATGCTAAACTGCCATCTACACTACCAGTATTACTATATTGTTTTTTATCATCAACAAAGGGTGTAGCATTTTGTACTGTATTATCGATAGTACCTAACGAATAATTTTCTACTGCGTCCATCCCTTTACTAGTTGACGAAATCATGCCAGCACCGATAATGGCACCCACGCCTAATTTAGTAGGAACAGGTACAGGAATTTTACTAGTATATTTACCTTCGCCAAATGATTTAACATTAACGAATTTCCCGCCAATTTTTTTAGCTGAACTAATTATACTCATGTATTTATTCTTCCATATTAATAATATCTTTCATCATATCAGATAATGAAACAGCTTGTTCATCATCTTTTTGATTTTTAATTTTATCTTTACGAGTCATCATCAATAATTGATATACCGAATCTCTTTTTTTACTCATACGTTCATACGCATCCCATGCTTTAGATACGGTCGGCTGAATAATTTCATTACCTTCTCTATCGGCACCAATAGCCATATCAAGTACAGGTGTACCTTCTTTAGCGAGTAACGCTTTACATCGTTCTAACATAATATCTAACGTAATTAATTCAGATAATAAATTCTTATCTGTAAAACTAGCTGTATTAATATCTATATCAGAAGAATATCCCATGGCTCTAATATCTATTTGTGCGAGTTCAGTAGGACAATATTCACCGACAGGAGCCATATCATATTTTAATAATTCACAGGTAGATTCATATGGACAGACTTTGCCTTTACATACTAATGGTACTTTAGCGAACATACCATTTTTAGTACTTAGCATAGTCATAGCAGCTTTTTTACTTTCGAGTGCCTTAGGAGATAAACCCCATGGGTTATCGCTTTTGGTCATTAATTTTTCGAAGCGTTCTCTTTTTTTAACGATACCATTTAATTCTTCTTCTTCCGACCAAGTATCTTCCGCACCAGATTCAATTAACTCTTTATCTGCCAAGCAGACACCTCCTTTATTATAATTAGTATATAAAAAATAAAATTAATACTTGCATCTATTTTTATATTACTATATAATAATAACAGAAAAACTAATTGCATGCAAAAGGTAGTGTGAATCTCCTCGTTAAATAAGAATACCTACCGTAAAGTTTTTCTTTTCTCTCTCTCCTGTCTGACTGATACAGACAACAAAACTCCTTATAATGATAACAAAAAAAGAGATGGCTAACCTCGGGCTGTCTCTTTTTTTGTATCTATTTTTTCTTTCGCGGGAAAAAGAATTGTGAAATGAAAAATGTAAAAAATATTATATGAGAAATGGAAAAGCATTTGATAAATAAAAGAAAATTATATTGTTATTATCGGCTAAATGAAAATCCTATAAAGGAATGAAAAATTGAAAAAAATTGTGAGAAGTAACAAATTATCAATTAAAAGTTTTAGTTGAGAATGCGTATATGGATTTCAAAAATTACAAAAAATTTGGAGTGGTAGCAGGTATAAATGAAAATTTTGGGCCTGAAAGTTTTGAGCCCCCGGGTTGTAAAACTGTTTCAAAATTTTTATTTCTTTCGCCTTTTTTAATCTGGGCGACTTTTTAAATACAGATTATTTATTTTTCATGTGGAGGTAAATAACCATGAAAGAACTAAAAACAATCCATGAACTTTGTGTTAATATCGTTGACAAAGAGATGGAGAAAAAAGCAATGACTGGTGAAGGTTTCACACTAGAAGAGAAGAAAGCCATTGCAACTAGCCTAAATCTTCTTTGGGCTAAGACTGAATTAAAATTCGGTCTCAAGTTTATTCTTCGTTGTTTAGATGAGGAATGGGAGTTAGATGCTGAGTCTTCTTACGATTGTGGAGAGAAATGTACTTGGGAGCCATCAAAAAGCAAGTATTATACTGTTGCCAATATATTGTTATATTGCAATGGGTATAAAACATTCAAACAATTTGAAAGAATTGGTTGGTTTGAATTATTTAAGATAGTTACTGATGAACTTTCTTCTTCTAACTAATTCTCTTCGCCGTGAGTTAGGGCGAATACTAAATACTAACTCTTTTCTTTTATTTCTTTTTTATTTTATTTTAATCGTACTATGGAGGTACTATCATGTCTATCAAATCTATTATTTTAACTACTGTTGCTGTTTCTTCTATTTTCTTTTTCGCACCTTCCGAGCATACTGTTACTCATGAGATGACAGTACGTAGCGGAAGTACTATCAATACTATGGTAATGCAAGCTGCTGAAGCTGAAGGTATTGACACAAATAGTGTTGACTTGAATGAATCTCGCGATATTACAATTCACGAGAGTGGTGTTGATGCAGGTAACTTGAAACCTGGGTCTACTGTAAAGGTAACAGTAGTATATCGTAAGTAATACTGTTACTCTATTGTCGTACTCTGAGCTATGCGACGTTAAATAAAATAGCTCTTTTTATTTTTATATCTTTTTTCTTTTTTTATTTGGTATAGGAGGAAACATACCATGTTAAATTTAATGAATCAAATCTCTGTAACTTTAATCTCTATTTCTTCTAAAGCTGTTATCGATACAGCATACTTCGATGGTAAGGGTATTTCTTTTAGTGATGCTGGTATTGCGCAATACAGACTCATTGAACAGTCTCGTCGCAACTTCTTTGAACTATGGATTCTCATTGGTAACGATGGTGAGTTCCTTCGTTACGAAGGTGAACTTAGTGTCGAAGCACAGGTAGTAGCTAACCAATTATTTGACGTGGCTTGGCTAAGAGAGTTTGAAGTGGAAGAAGAAGAGGTATACCAAGAGGATAGATTTGGTGTACCTTGTAAGGGGCTTCGTTACGAAATGAAGTCTTCTGTTCAAAATACTAATGTTACTTCTACTGTTTATGCAGTAGTAGACCCTAGTGTCCCATTTTAATCTGGAGGTAAAAGTGTTATGAAAAAAGACATTATCTTTATCGTAGTATTTTGTTTAATTGCTAGTGTTTTATGCAACGTTGTAGGTTATTTTTTGTCTCAATATATTCATTTACTTTAATGGAGGTAAGCAAAATGAAATTGTATAATTTGGGAAAAATGGATTCTGTGTTATTTAAAATAGCTTATATTAATAAGTACACTGTTCGTTTAGTTGCCGTGAAAGGAGGCAACGAATTCTATCGTTATTTGATGAATAACTATCGAGGCTGTAATGGTCTTGGAGTTTATTCAAATGACGGAGAAAAATTTGTTTCTTTGAGTCGCATTGATGCTATGACGAGAGAAGAATTTCGTGTTTTTAACTTAGATTCTTTAAAAACTATTTTTAAGAAATGGAAAGAATCTAAGATGCCTATTCAAACTTCGCTATTTTAATTCTTTATATGGTTTATTAAAGTGTTCCATTCAAAAACACTTTTATTTTTAATTCTTTTTCTATTTTTATTTTAGGAGGTAAATCATGGAAAAAGTTGAATTAAAGCGTACTGATGTTCTTAGAGAAATAATCAAAACAAACCGGTCAAATATGCCGGAACGTATTAATATTATTTCTATTGACCTCAATCTTCAGCGCAACGGCAAGTTAAAAATGACGTCTCGCGTATTGTCACCAACAGCAAACAATGAGTTATTCTATTTAGATAATAGTGCTCATGATACTTTTATGGTTAAAACCGTTCAGGAAAAAAACGGTAGACAATATGAGATAGAGGCTGTTGTACCTCGTTTTAGTGAGGCTCTTATCGAAGTGTCTATACTAAAAGAATATTCCGATGTTATTTGTAACGGTGTATACAAATACGGTAATGAATTTTACATACCATCACCTACAAAGGATGACGTATTCATTCACCTTGTTACTGGAAAAGAGTATCGCAATTTTCCAGAACAAAAATGCATAGTATATGGTCAATTTAATGGCCATTGCTGTGCCATCGCATCTGCTAGTGATGCGAAGAAACTCAAGCTTAGTTTATATGCTGTACGTGGTGTTTCTGATTTTAATAATGCCGAGTGGTCAAAAGATGTCCACTGTGGCATGTACGAAGAGTTACTTAGAGAGCTATTAAAATAATATAGCTTTCTTTTTATTTAATTTTTTTGTTTTTAGATATAATGGGAGGAAAAATTATGTCTATCCAAATCAATAAACAATTGTCTCAAGCAAGTACTAGACTCTCTCAAATGAGAGCTCCACAAAAACGCTTACATGCCATTACAAAATATGCCATTTATTTTGGCAAATTTAAAGGCGGCTTGGTAGAAGATTATGAATACTTCGATGGAAGTGCTTTGTTCAGCTACAAAAAAGTAGCTCGTGCAATGAATGCAGAATTGGAATCATTGGGCACTCCATTCTTCATTAAAGACGAATTAGTTCTCGGTATGGGTTTTCAAGCACGCCCATACTCAATCAAGTCTTATTTTATTGCGACTACAATCAAAACAATTGTAGAAGCAATTAAAAATCGTACTTCTAATGAAGTAGTTCGTCTTCATATTCCTACTATGACTACTGAAGAACGTGAAGATTTTATCCAAGCGTTAAATAAAAATAAGTCTTCTCGTTATTGGGGCAAGGTTGTTATTGTCTCAATGACAGATGAAGCCCTTAATGAAGAAGTTGATTTTTTAGCTGACATGAACAGCTTTAAAGCACCTTATTGGCCTGAGTGCCAATCTTACTTTAACGTACTTGAAATGTCTCATGGGTCTCATGATGATATCAAGATGAGTTCTCAGCTTTGTAAAACATTGTTTACTGCTGATGCTGAAGCAACAAAAGAGCTCGTGTTAGAAAGAACAAAGAAACTCGTGGAACAAAAAATGGCACAAGTACAACGTCAAGAAGCATCTGATGCTGCACTCAAAGATTTGTTCGGTGACGTAAGCAATTTAATGAATTGCTTGAGACCAGACTTTGTACAAGAACAATCTGCGTCTCTTTACAGAAGTACTGTAGACAATGCGGTAGAGGGAATGTGCCGCATTGTTAATAATCTTAACTTGCCTTGTGAAGGCAGTTATGGAGCTGTTGTGCCAGAATTATCATTGTTGTTCTCTAACGTGGGTCTTCTTCATTATGGAGAAGTATATGCTCCAGGATTAGATGGTCAAGAAGTGCTTATTATTAAGTATCCTAAGATGGGCAATCATGAGTTTATGATTGCTCGTTGTATTGACAAGACTGAATATATCAGTCGTGCTGTTGGTATTCTTTCTCCAGAGCAATTCAAAGAATTCAAGCATATGGTTGAGACTCTTGGAGATGGCTTATGTGTATTACCTGCTATTGCTGAGATTATGAAACAGCTTGCAGGACTTGATTTTGATGGTGACAAAGTTGGTTTAATTACTGACAAAGCTATCGTCGAAATTGCAAAGAAAACTGAATCCGTTATTACCGTTATTGAATAACAACGAATTCTTTTATTTTAATTATATTTTTATTTATTCATTTTAGGAGGAAAATAAAATGAAAGTAAATCAAATGACATTAAATAATAACGAAATTACATCCGTATACATGAGCGAAGTAGCTCGTCAAGAATTGGTCGATGTTGGTGTAGTAACCAACAATTTCGACTTCAGTTGTTTGGCTGAAATTAATGTGCGTTCTGGTCAACAAAAGTTAATCGAAGAAACAAAGAAATCTTTTAGAAATCTTGGTATCTGCTTAGGTTCTGCCAATTTAACTATGGATTCTTTTAAAGGTTTACTTGATGTGTCTGTAGATAGTGACCATGTATATGGCACTATGATTGATACCCTTAATGTTTCTGAAGAAGCACTTAATAAAATCATGGCTCTTCTTGTTAGTGGTAATATTAACGATAATACTACTTTATTAGTAGCTGCACGCGTATTACAAACATTGGGTCGATACACACAGGAATATGGTATCGATAGCTTTAAGACATTCGTTAAGCCAATCGAAGTATTGGCTGATGAAAAGTTGAAGGGTATGCGTTCTGCCCTTAAAGAAGTACGTAATGTTAAAATCAACTGGGATGCAAAAGAAGCATCTGTTGAAATTAACAAGGACAAAGATGAAGAAGAATGTTTCTTTGTCAAAAGCGTTATGTCCGACACTCGTGATGCTGCTATTGAAATCGTACAAGAAGCTGCTGAAGAACTTTCTAAAAAGGTTCAACGCATGGATAAAGTACGTGCATATGTATCTCAAAATAACATTCATCATGAAGTAGCAGAATATTGCATCAATTGGATGCAACAAGATTTCATGACTTTAAGTTTCGCTGGCAGAGAATATAAAAAAGAACTCTCTGACATGATGCAAGGTAATCTTGATAAAGTAGCACGTGAAAATGCACGTGCTAAATTTGACCCTTACTTTATGGGTCAAAGAAATCTTCTTCGTCAAATTCTTGCAACTGTTAATGTAGCTGACGAAAAAGCAGCTCTTCTTGCTCTTAAAGTAGCTTGCGACAAGCAAGCAAAAAAAGACGCAGATGCTGATGCATTAGCACGTAAGAATGGCGAAACACCTGTTAATCATGCTGAAGAATCTGAAATGACTTCTAGTCTAGTAGAGAAACTTCTTAAAGAAGAATACTCTTTACTTACTATTGGTTCTGAACACATTGCGAAACAAAAATTAGTAATGTGTGATATTCCTGTTGGTGAAGAAGTTGCTTTCTCTAATTGTTATGCAGTTAAAGACGGCAAAGCTGCTTATGCAGTGGGTATTCCTGATGGCATGTATGTAATTACAGAAGAAGATGGTAAATATTATGCCACTAAATCTGTTAAAAAACACATGAAACAAGAATTGGAATCTCAGAAAGAAATTTCTGATATTACAATTCGTATTAAAAATATCTTCTTCCCTCTTAAAGATATTCTCCGCCGTGGTTCTGAATGTGGTATCGAATTACGCGATGTTGCACGTGATAAAAATGGTAAAGTTGTTTACGATGCTATTCTTATCAACAACATTGTTGTGGGTAAATTCGATTGCCCTTTGCAAGAGAATTGGAAGAAAGAAACTAAAACTTTAGTACGTTCTCCATTCTTTGGCAAATGGAACGTTAAGTGTGGAGACACATTTATCTGTAGCAATGGAAGCACTAAGTCTTTCTTAGTGTTGTCTAAATAATAGTAAAGCCCCAGTTATCTGGTAAAATAATACTGGATATACTGGGGCTTATATTATTTATTTATTTGAGTATTTATTTTGTATAATGAGTATTCAAATAAATAAATAAGAATATTTATATTTTTATTGTCTTTTAATCAATACCCAAGTCGGGATTCAAGAGTCAGTCAGATTAAGATTGGGTCCCGAACACGTCATATGAATTGAAGCATTTACTAGATAAATAACTGAGTATTCGTCTACAGTTATGTAAGAGCAATTTTATTATGTGACTCAAGTGAAGGTTCTCCTATCTGGTAAATCAAAACTGGTTGTGTGACCTTCGCTTGAGTTGCATAAGGTTAAATGAATTACGCATAAGCGTAGCATCGTTTTAAAAAAACCGAAAAAAAAAGAAGTGAACCTTCGAGCGTAAGCGAGAGGTAAACTTCTTTTGTATTCCTAAGTTACGTCAACATAATACGTGAACGTTTCTTTGCAACAGCAAGAACGTTTCCGGGCGAGGGCTTTCCTCCCGAGCTAGGGAACCGGGAACGTTCGCTGCGCATCGTATATCATATAAGTTATAGTCACATAGCATTAACTAGTTTCGTTTATATTATAGTATAGCTTATAAGGTTATTTTCGTTCTCAGGCTTATATGTTTTTAGTATCTGTTTTTGGACGTAATTATCCCTAGTGAACGATAATCGAGTCTTTAATCTTACGATACTATCTCATACTCAGTCCTAGAGACTCATGTCACCATGAAGACAAGAATAATCCCAATGCCTACTATTTAACAACTCATTCAGTGAGCCCTTACATGAATACAGTACTATGACAGATTATTCATGTAATTCCTTGTCTAAACTTCTTAGTATTTACTAGTTATACTAATTAGACAAAGCCCTGTTTGATTTATCTTGTAGGTAGCAATTCGTAGTACAAGACTTATGAGGAGCAGAAACCACATCCCCAGTGACGACAATCCAATTATTCTTTTAATCACACATATGTTCTCTCTAACTTCGTTATAGAAGCAACATATGATTTGCAATAATCATCATGCCGTGTCGATTCTCTGAATGAGCTGACAAGACTACCGTTTTATAGTGGTACGTCTCCCACTGACCGTAATCCAGTATGTTGTGTACGCATCGCAGCGTATAGTAGGAAACCAGGTTACGTGTCCTCCTTAATTGAGTAGTAAGGCCACTGTGTATTAACGTTTGTATAGATGTTCAATACACTTAACATCTTTTAGTAACTATATAGTACTACAAAGAAAAAAGAGTGTCAACATATATTTTTAGAAAATTAATATTTTTTGTTCAAGACCTGGAACGTCGTTAAACTTATCCAGAAAGGCAGGTGGTATCACATATGGTGAAGATTACCTTGTATAATATTGGTGAGCCAAAAGAAGTAGTTTTTATTATTATTTTTTATACTTCTTTTGTGCTTATTGTTTGTGTTCCAGATAGTTCAAAAGAGCCAAAAGAAGATATGTATTTGGAATATAATGTATTAATGCTTCGTATACTCCCCTACGGGCAAAGGCATTTAAGCGTATCATTCAGCAACTTGCTACGATATACGTTTTTCCATACAGCATCTACTCTTTACTCATCATAGAGTATGATGGCTTCGCCGTGTAAAGCTATCTTAAAAATAATTTTCTAAAATATTTTTTATGTTCATGTGTATAAGAGAACATACTATGTTAATAATATATTATATATATACATTATATATGTGAACATGAAAACTATTATATCGAAAATAATAAATATAAGAAAAAAGTTCTTGACTTCTTTTCTTATATTTATTATACTATATATTATAAGGAAACTTACGACAACTGTTGGGTTCATTGTTATGAATTTCATAGTTGTTATCTCCTATTAAAAATATAAATAATAAAAGCTCTTGGTCGGCCTCCCACAGAATATCCACAACCAAGGGCTTTTATTATATTCAAAAATAAATATAATATATTAAAATAAAAAAGTTCTTGACAGAACGTTACTAGATATATTATATTATATATATAGTATATATCTCTCCCGCAATTATATAAAAAAGATTTCTCCCTGTTCTCTTTCTTTGTATAAGGTTGTTCAACGCGGGAGACAATATATATTATATATGTGTGATGGCAACAGGATGCGAATTCACATTAACAATTATTTGCTAGATAAAAAAGATGCTTGTGTAATTATCTCAGTCTACATTTACATAAGTGTCTTTTTTATTTTATATTAACATATTATATATATAAGAAAGAGACAAAAAATAATTCTTGTTTGTTTCTTATATATATATTTATATATAAGAGAAAATATTTTTTACCTGCCAAACTAAAAATATTTTTTATTAAAATAAAAGAAGCTCGTCTTAATTTAAATATTTTAATTTGAAAAATAATTAGAATAAAAAAAATTAAGACGGCTTTTTTATTTTTTCTGTTTTGTATTTAATTTTTAATATAATATATTTAATTAAACTAAAAAAGCATAAGTATACAAAACAGAAATCTCTATTATATTTTATATCACCCCGGGTATTTTTGACACTCACTATTTTTTAAATTCGATAGAATGGGAAGTCATGTTTTTGGGTGTGAATTTCTAAATATGCATAAAAAAAACTTACTTTGTATATCTTTAGTAAGAAATCAAAAGTAAGTTTGAATGTTATTCAAACTTAACATTACTATACTTTATACATATTAATCACAAAAAAATTTTTTATTTCTTATTAAGATTATATAAGAGAGTGTGAAACAAAACATATATATATAAGAGATAAGAAACAAAAAAGAAATCAAAAATATATTTTTTAATTAAAATAAAATAACCCTACGTGCTTGAAATATATTTTTAATATAAATATTTTTATTTAAATAATATAGTAGCGTAGCTGTGGCGGGCTAGAGCTTTACTAGATACATAAAATAAATAAAAATATTTTTGTAAAATAAATTATTATATATAAGAATATATAGTAATAAGATTTGTGTAGAACAAATCTTAAAAATTATATATATAATAATATGTATTTGTATTTTTTGAATTTTCCTAGAAAACAAAGCTGAGAGAGGAACGAAGCTGGTCTTGTTGTTTTATTCTATATTTTTTGCTTGGACTGAGAGAGGAACGAAGCTGGTCTTATATGTTTATATGTATCTTCTACTTTTTCGTATACATATTGAAGCTGGTTCTGATGTTACTTTTCCATAATATATCTTCTTTCTTTTTTTTATTTATATATAAGCTAAGCCTTACGGCTTATATATATATTTTTTTATTCTCTTTTATATTCTTTATTCTTATCTCTCTCTATATTCTTTCTCTCTTATATATATTCTTTTTCTTTATATTATAAGAAGGAACTCAGAACCATTCTTTTCTTAATCAAAGAAAGAAAAACTGGAACAAAAAGAAAGAAAGTTTATAGCAATAAACATTTCTTTCTTTTTTAGAAGAGAGTTAATATGTCGTTTCTCTTACTAAAGGTTATTCATTAAAATAGTAACCTTTATTTTTTTTATATATAATATATTTTAGATAGAATATATCGTAATTTTTTATAGATTATAATATATTTATTTTTTTTATATATGTAAAAAATAGCAGTATTTTATTAGTAGAAATACGTTAATAATTTACTGCTATTCATAAAGGGAGATAAAAAATCCCTTGTATAATAAAGGTGAGTGGCTTGAAAAAGAGCTACTTACTTTTTTCTTTTTTATTATTTAGTCATTTAATACTGTAGGAGGTAATTCACCATGACTAACACAATTAATACAACATTAGCATTCATCAACGCTCTTCGCAATCGTCAAATTTTCTTCGTTAAGTCTTATGACGCATACGAAGAGAATAACGAGCTTCAAGTAAAATTTGAAGATAGTGAAGGCAGTTGGATTTTAACTAATCCAATTACTTCTGAAGAAGCAAAAGAGCTTATGTCTAATTTGCCAAAAGCACGTCGTCGCATGATGGTACGTGCATATGGCATTTAATATATATTAAGAGGAGTATTTTGGTGCTCCTCTTTTTATATTATATTTTTTATTTATACTTTCATATATAGGAGGAATAAAAATATGAAGTGTAGATTATATTTTAAAAACCCTTATCAGGTATTCACTTTAAAAGGTACAAGAGAAGAAATTGTTGCCAATTATATTAATAGTAACGAATTTCCTATTCTTGAGATAAGAAGCTACGGGAAAGTTACAAAATTAAAAGTTTTAAATGCTTGGAATAAAGTAGATACCGTAAAAGTACGTTGTTTATAATTATGGGAGGAAAATAAAATGAAATTTAAGTATAGTAAAGATAAATATTCTTTTATGA